GCGATCGTCCTGTTTCAAAATCCAGAACTGATCTTTGACTATGGGTTTAGCTACTATGTTCATTCAATACTCCTTTATAGGTTTCATTCAACCAGCGTCCAAAGCTGTCTGCTGAGTCGCTGCATTTGACCAATTCATACTTGCCACAGAATCTCAAAAAGTGACTGCCCACTTGACCCACATCCTTGTGACTCACTTGAGCACGTATGGCAGCATCCACCAGATCCTTGATCTCTTGTGGCTGTGCTGTGAGATCAATCAAGGCACGGTTGCGTTCATAATCATCCAGCACACGATGTTCAGCACCATTGTGGTCAGTCCAACGTTGCAGCATGAGATTGTTCCAGGCATAGCCTTTCTTGCCCATGTCGCCAAACGCTTCTTCCAGGCCAGTCTTGTTCTTGGTGCCCTTGGTGCGCACACCGGGATATGCTGAGAACACATTGTCACTGGTGTCACCACGCATGCACTTTTCAAACAACAACCAGGCAGGATCGGGCACAGTCTTGGGCAGCTTGGTCTTTTTGTCCTTGATCAGTTGACCCTTGACATCAAATATGCCGTCCAAGGTAATCAGCTCATCAGTGATACCGTTGTACTGTTTGACATTGGGTGCGATCAACTGCACAAAATCTGTGTCAGAGCTGACAACTATGTGTTCGTCTTGGGGGTGTAGGGCTATCCATCGTGCAATGATGTCATCCGCTTCGGCCTGTGGCTCACGGATCACACTGCAATTGGTCCGGTTGCTGAGATATTTGGTCAGCTCATCATAGGTTTCCCAGAACAGCTTGTCTTCTTCAGCCTGTTCATCATTCATGGCAGCACGGGCCACAGCACGATTGGCTTTGTAGGGCTTGTAGTGATCCTTGCGCCAGCTACGTCCTTCTAAGCAGAAAATCACATGATCTGCTTGAAAACGCCGCACAACCTTGTTGGCACTCATCAAGGTCAAGTATAGTGCAAAGCCCAGCTTGGTCCAGGAGTCCGCAGCACGATGTGCCTGATGCCGTGCTCGAAAGAACATGTTGCTTGTGTCAATAAGAAGGTATTTCATCAGGGCCCAGTAGTTGGTTATCTATAATGTATTGTAACACATGTTCCGCCCAAAAGCAATGGGCATCTTGCCCAAAATGCCAACTATCTACATTTACTGTGCAGAATCCTCGACGTCTGAGTACCGAGTCATAGGTTTGATCAGCACTGTATGGGCTCATGTAAGTGGCTTTCCAGTCCTGCTGTTGTGTGATATTGCCAAAATGACTGTTACCGTTGAACATCAAGTGCCGCACACCCTGCTGTTCAAGTTCACAATGAAATTGCCAAATGTCTTCGTGTGCTTGTTCACTGCACTTGGTCCAGTCTATGTCAGTCACAAACTGCCGATATCGATCTTGTAATTGCTCGGGCACTTGATCTATACCGCTGGCGTTGACCTGCCACCATGTGCGGTCATGCCACCATTCTTGTCGTTCCCAGGTGCTCCATTGAATCAACACAAACAGGTCTGATACGTCTTGTTTGTTTTGTTTGATCCAGTCTCGGGTGGTTCTGATAATGCGTGAGTTGGATCCACCTGCTTGTGCATCAAGGTACAGTATTGCCCGTAACCAGTTGGCCAATTCGCATCCAAAGCTCGCACGTTCGTTGTCAGGGTGCGGCTGCTGCCCTAGTCCCCAGTACATGCCGTCATCCTGTGCCCAGGCATGTGGGACTGCTGCTTCAGCGGCAGCAGCATGGCTGTCACCGTTGACGTAGAGAATCACGATACTTCAGAGCGGCCGTCACCAATACTGGTACTGCGTACCCACACGCCTGATTTGTTTATGGCTTCTTCCTGTTCCCAGGTTTCCATCACAACATGTCTACACACATTCTGGAACCAACGATCCACAATCTCAGCGTCGGTATCGTCCTTCTTGATCATGTAGCCGGCTTTGACCAGTCGTGCCACAAAGATTTCGTTCCAGTCCAGTTCGAATGCACCCTGATGCAGATTGTCAAGATCCACGTCCAGGCTCAAGATGTTCACATATGGCTCATTGCTTTCGGTTGCCAGTTGTTTGGCACCCTTGACCGGTGCCTTGGCTTTGGGCGGAGCGGGTGCCACCGGTGCCTCAGCTGCCTTTTTTGGCTTGAAAAATTTATCAAACAGTCCCATATCAATCCTCTTTTATTTCCATCCAAGTATGATCACCCATGTACTTTACCTGTGCCACATACTCGTAATCTTCCGGAACACCAGTGCTCCAATTTGTTGGACCATTGGGTACCAACAACATTTTCTCTAATCTTTTTTCCCACACCAGCCAGTAACTCTTGCCCATGACCAATTTGAACTGAAACTCTGCTGCATGCACCGCATCTGTTATTTCCAGTCTGCGTTTGATCTGCTGTGCCTGTTCTTCCAGCACACGAACCAGGGTCATTATACGATCATATTCTTGCTGGGCATACATCCTGGCATGATTGATCATTAGATCTTTTTGTTCAGTAACTGGAACTAGATCAAATTTAGGACCTCCAGCTTCAGTAGCATAAGGAGTAACATTCCTGTTAAGGAATGGAATGATTGCTCCGGTACTAGTACTATCGTAGCTTTCGCGACCTTTTAGTATATTTGGTTTGTCAGTCACTCTTTCAAGTGCCCCATTCGTTCTTGAACAAGGGTACCTGCAGCCGATCACTATAACGCAATCCGTTCTTCATGGCAAAGTTTGCCACAGCACGGTTGTTCAAAGCATACACACTTTCCACACCACCAATGGGCATTAGATAAACATGTCCTGTAAATCCGGCTGCACGATAGATGTCGACTGTTTCCAGGGCTTCTTCGGCATCTTGCTCTGTGGCAATTACCAGTTTGAGATATGTGTTGCCAACGTCTTGGTACTCGCACACAATCTCTGGCTGAATAGCTTCATGTCTTGATTCACCAGAGCAGCTGAGTTTGGCACTGACACTGAATGTAATTTCTCTTTCGTCGCTACCTAGGGTCCAGTCTGTCAAATATTCTTTAAATTTAGAATCAAGTTTTTGAGTGCCATTGGTCTCAAATGTGATCTCTTTGAGTTTACCCATGCTAGCATGTGACAGCAAGTCTGGATAAGCACGTTGCCATCCCAACAAGGGCTCACCACCTGTGATAACCAGATGCTCATCTTCCCAACGCTTTTGCGGAAGTATTTCCATAATGCGATTTACAATAGCATTGCTTTCAAGCATGGGGCTTAGATCTTTGAATCTAGGATCCCAGCTGGCGTAGCTATCACAGCCTGTGCTGACAAGTGGAAGTTCAGTATAATCTTTAAATTCTGTGATACGTGCAGCAATTGCTTCAACCTCTTGACTTTGTTTGCCCTGCGGCATTCCAAAGCCCTTGCAAGAAAAATTACAGCCAAAAGTTCTCAAGAACACGCTGGGCACCCCCATGTAGCGTCCTTCGCCTTGTATGCTGTAAAACAGCTCTGCTATTTTTAGTTTGCTCATATTTTCCGTGCTTTAATCAACAAGTGCCATCCCAAGTATTCTTTGACCGCCGCTCGCATGTCTTCGGGCATGGCAGCAAACCAAGGTTCTAATTCGTACTCGCCTGCGCGGTACTTGAGTACATTATACATGAAACAATGATCTTGTCTAATCCTTAGGACCTCAAATTGTCCTTTTAGCAGATTGTAAATTTCTTCTCGGCTGTAGGCCTTGGCATATGGGCAATCAGATTGTGCTTCAAATTGATCCAGACCCTTCTGGATCATGGCATACTTCCAGGAATTCTTTGCATACACCAGCATACGGAATTCACCCATGGGCTTCAATGCATTATGAATATTGTCTAAGCATGCAGTCATGTCCGGATAGTGATGCAATACACCACACGAGTACACCAAATCAAACTGTCCCAGACTGGCCACTGCTGCACCATCGGCAGCATCCATCACATGAAACTCTCCGGCCAGGTCAAACAGGTCAAATCGTTGGCGGCTCATGGCCACAGATTCTGCAGAAAGATCAATGCCCACATAGTCAGCACCGTGCCGTGCAAATTCCACAGCGTCTGATCCAATACCGGATCCTATTTCCAACACACGTTTGCCACGCCATGAGTGAAAACCAGCAAAGTCACGCAGATGTGGCTCTACAAAAAATCTACGTTCGGTAACTTCATTCCAGTACTGTTCTGTCCCAGGTGTACTCAAACTGTGTTTGATATTGCAGGGCTGTGCATTCCAGTACTGCTTGATTTTGTCTATTAGTTCAGTGGTCAAGTTCGTGTATCTTCCATTGTTTCATTAGGCCTTTTTTGTCCAGGGCCGCCATTTTTTCCCAGATATCTATTTTGTTCTCTAGGCCTAACTTGAAGTGGGTTAGGTCGTAGCCAAGTGGTGCCAGATAGTTGCCAATCATCATGGCCTCTTGCATGCGACGTTTGCGCCAGGTAACATGATTAAAGTCTCTGGGATTGTTGGGGTTGCCTTCCAGCATGGGACGATTCTTAAAAACATCATCGCCATTCTTGCCAGTTAGGTCGTAGCGTTGATGCTCAATCATCACAGGTATAGTGACCACAATATCCAACATCCATCCAATTTGACTAGTCCATGCATCATTGATCTGATGCGGCGACAAGTGCCCAGTAATTTCTACCCACTTGCGTGGCAGGATAGGAAATATAGCATATGGATGTTCATGATTGGTTTCGGCTCTGAGTAACGCAAACTGATCGTTGTGAGAACGAATAACATCATCCCAACCTGTAGTGGTCATTATTGCGTCATCGTTCCAGAAGAACATCCAGGCACCTTGACTGTTTTCAGCCAGCTTGTTGAGATATTCGTTGAGTCTGATATAGCCCAGGCGTTTGAATTGCATGGCAGTGTATGTGACTTTTTTGCTGTCCAAATACGGAGCAACCACGTCAACAAAATATTCAATGGTGTCTGTGTCGTCATCGTCAAACGCAATCAATACTTCAATTCGTTCTGGTGCTGATGCAGTATCAATCAGAGTACGCAGACAATCTTCCAGAGGACCTGGTCGTTCGCGGACCGGCAGCAGTACGCTGATATCTATGTTGGGGTTTTGTTCAAGTAAACTCATGTTGTTGCGTATGTGATAGTGGTTTTTCCAAAGTTGCGTTTTCGACCAAAGTACATGTTTTCTAAAAATCGATCTTCGCTCATGACAGGTGATTCTGTAGTGGCAAATTGATAAACAGTGCTATTCTCCAATTTGGTATTGTCTAAGATATATCCCAGGAAGTCATAGTCAAATGCCTGTGTGATTGGCAGAAATTTTAGATCTCTGTAGTCAATCACATAATTTCTCTGAAACTGCAACAATTGACGTTTCACTTGTGAGTCTATATTATAGTGGTTATCCAGGAATTTGTCAAGCAAATCAAACACATGGTTGATCATTTTGTCTTTGACCATGTACAAGGTAGTTCGATGCATGAGGTTCCAGCCAAAAACTTCAATGTTGCCAATTGTAGGATGATTAATGCGACCCTTGGCCGTCCAGTTCCCAAAGTAACTACGAGTCTCAACAAATTGCAATCGAAACCAAGGATCTTTTTGTACCCATGCATACAGGTCTTCGTAGAACTCGGAGTAATCAATATCTTGATGCTTGGCCAAATATCTAGCAATGTAGGTTGAAAGTCCATTGATGTGAAAGGTCTGAATAAAACTGGACCATACCAGAGTATCCAACATGGTTTCTCGTGGTATGGTCTTGGTGCTCACTATCACTTCAATACTTTCATTGAGATCAACATCACCATAGCTGCCACTCATGTAGTCATACACCGGCACTGATTCCAGCTTGTAGAGTTTTTTCTGCAACAGGTTCATCTCTGCATTTTCCAACAGCTGACATTGCAGGATGTTGATACCACCGTGGTTGCCTGCTCGAAAGATTTTCCAGAAGGCTTCTTTCCAGGATTCCACAGTCTCGCCAGGCAAGCCCAGAATCAGTTCGGTGTACACAGGAATATTGTTCTTGTCACACAATGCAAAGATTTCGTCAATCTTGTGTTGATCAAGATTTCTACGTTTGATATTTTCCAGTACATCATTGTCCATGCTCTGCACACTGACTGTGAGACCTTGCCCAAAGTTGGGACTCTCATCAATCAGTTTTTTCACAATGTCCACAACTTCGTTCTTTTGATTCTTGGCCCAGGTCATGGAGAAACTTTCCAGTTTGCCCCAACGCTTTTGAACTTCAATCAGTTTGTCCACAATCATGTTGTCACGTTCCACAAACATGCCAAAGTTGGCATCGGTGATTGTGACAAATCCACAGTGTTCGCCAATCCAGTCCAGTTCGTCAAACACACGTTCGAGTTCAAACTTCTTGACCTTGTTGTAGGTAAGACTGCCCCAGTCACAGAATGTGCATTGATAAGGACAACCGCGATTTGTTTCCAATGTGGCATTCCAGATAACATCAGGATTGTCAGCCATCATGCGATCAAATATGCCTGTTAGATATGGACTAGGGACTTCATCTAGATTATTGATACGTTTTGGATCTCCAGTGTTGATTAGGCCTGTAGGAGAGTTGATCAAGAGCCCAGGAATATGTGTGTAATCAGAGCCGTGGTCTTCTAGGATGTGTCGGAAAGTCATCTCGCCTTCCATCTTGATCACCAGATCCATGAAAGGCTCTTTCTCAAACAAGTCAGGATGTTCGATAGCAGGCTCGGGACCGCCAAACACAATCAAACATGTGGGATTGAGTGCCTTGACTCTTTGTGCCAACCGGTAGTTGTATTGGTGATTCCAAACATAAGTTGAAAAAGCAACTACATCACTGGTGCTGAGTTTTGATGCCAGGGCTTCAATTGGTTCTCTGCGCCAGACCAAGTGATCTAACTCCCAGGCTGTGCTGACTTTTTTGCTGGCCAGAGCATAACTCAAAATTACACCGGCTGAATAGGGCAGGTAGTAGGCATTGAACTCTTTGGGTCCTTGCTGGAAGTTGGGTTGAACGAAGCTGATTTTCTTTTTTGTCATGTGGTATTTACTCTTCGTGCTGTGGCATCAACTTGATTATTGATGTCGTTGGCTCGCATTTTGACCCAGGGATCCTGCCTGCCCTCCCAGGCATCAACAAAAAATGTCAGGTCCAGGCCGTGATCTTGCATCCAGGTAGCTAGGGTAGCAGTGTCATACCCACGTAACTTGATCATGTCAGGATGATTTAGATCCCCGGCCTGGCCAGGATCACCTTCCATTATACGTCGTTGTTGATAGGTTGCATCATTGTTAATTCCAGTTATATCGTAACGATTGTGATCACAATACACCTCAATGCGTTCAAATATGTCTAGATAATAAGCAATCTGACTCACATACGCATCATTGCTGCTGTGTTGACTAATGTGTCCTAGAATTTCAAACCAAGTTCTTGGAAGGATAGGAAAAATGCTGTAAGGGTGTTCATTGTGCGTGTGTACACTCAGCAGTTTAAACTCACCGGTACGTTCGCGTATACGTGTGTCCCATCCTATAGTAGTCATCACTGCATCGTCGTTCCAGAAAAACAACCAGGCGCCTTGACTATTTTCAGCTAGGCCATTCACGTACCGAT